GTTATAAAGGTGCTGCGGTTCAAACAATTAACGTTGAAAAAAAATTGGGCACAAAAATTGGAGAACAATTAATGCAAAAAGGTGGGGCTGCTGCTGCTGAATTTGCAACTGGCGGCTCTGGCATGGGAGTCCCTGCAATTGTTACCCATGAAATTATTGGTGGGCGCATAGCCAAAAGACAAGCAAAAAAACAGGCTAAAGCAGAAGCCGAAGCTTTACGAGCCGAAGAACAAAAGTTTGTTCCTATTACTAATTTGTTACCGTCAAAAAAATAGTAAAAAAATGACTGACGATAAAATCATTGACCCAGTTAAGTACGGCGTATTGTGGCAAAAAGTCCAAGATTACGAACGCCGATTTGATGAAATGGGTAAAAAAATGGACAAGATGGAGAGCCAGCTTGAGCATTTGGTCGGCCTTGCTAACCAAGGCAAGGGCGGGTTTTGGGCTGGCATGGCTTTGGTGTCGGCTGCATCAAGTGCGGTCGGGTATCTAACTCACATTTTTACAAAAAATTGATCCGTTAACCTTACTTGCCGCAGCTAATGCCGCAGTTGCAGCCGTTAAAAAGGGCTGTGAGCTTTATAAGGATATTAAAGGCGCGGCTGGTGAGGTTGGTGATGTACTGAAAGATCTGAAAGAGCAGTTCGGGAAGATTCAAAACCCAACGAACGCTCAAAAGATCCAGTACAACGAGCAGGTTGCAAAGGTACAAGAGATTGGCAAGGCTGATCCTAATGATGTTTTCATCAAGATCGGCAATGACCTTGGTGTGCTGATGGATGAGTACGACAAGATTGGCAAGGTGTTCTTGCAGCAGGAAGCAGAAGCGGCGCAGGTTTACACTGGCACGGATTCTATTGGTAAGCGGGCATTGGTTAGAGTCATTATTAGGTCAAGGCTAGATGCCATGTTTGCTGAACTGCGTGAGACGATGGTTTACAAAGCACCGCCAGAGTTGGGGGCGTTGTGGACGAAGTACGAAGCAATGTGGAAGCAGATTGTTGTTGAGCAAGATGAAGCACACAAGCGGGAAACTGCAAAGATGCAGATCGAGGCGGCGCAAAGACGTAGGTTGAGAAGGAAGCGGAAGGAAGAAGCGGTATGGGTTGGAGCAATCCTTTTCGTCGTGGTGTGGTTCGCAGGACTCCTAGTCCTCCTCCGCCTGAGTCAGACGTACCGTGGGCACTACTCGTCGCCGTGGTGGTCTTGTGTTTTGTGCTAGTCATTGCCCTGCCTGTCATGGGTGTGATGTACATGGACATGAATAACGCAATGTATCGAGCTTCAGAAGAAACCCGCAAGATGAAAGAATTGCGGCTAAAGATTTTGCGCGAATTAAAAGGGGAAGAATAATGCTTACAATTTTCTCAACGCTAGTGTCGTTTCTGATGGGTGGTTTGCCCAAGATATTTGACTTCCTGCAAGATCGTTCTGACAAGAAACATGAGATCCTGCTTGCCCAGATGCAGACTGAGCGTGAGTTGCAGATGGCTGCGGCTGGGTATGTTGCCCAACAACAAATTGAGGCAATTAAGCTAGACGAAATTAAGACGCAGACGGCTTCGGAAGAAAAGCAGGTTTTAATTGGTGCTCAACAGGCTGAAATGCAGGCTATTTATGCCCACGATATAAGCTTGAACGAAGGCACTAGCCAGTGGATGAAGAACCTTCGGGCAAGTGTTCGTCCTGTCATTACTTATGGCTTCTTTTTCCTACTTTGCGCGATTGACGCAACGTTGGCATACAAAGGATTTGAGTCGGGCGTAAATTTTTCCGATATGGCAAACCAGCTTTGGGATGATGAAACCCAAGCATTGTTCGCCTCAATTATTGCTTTCCACTTTGGCGGCAGAGCATTCGGCAAATGATTAGCAAAAAAGCTTTGGCTATGATTAAGCACCATGAAGGGGTGCGGGTGAAGCCTTACCAGTGTCCTGCAAAGCTCTGGACTATTGGCGTAGGCCATGTAATCGACCCAAACCACGGCAAGCTAAAGATTGAGGACAGAGTAGGTTTGCCGTGTCCTGCTGGCTGGAACAGAACTTTTACGATGGATGAAGTGGATGCCATACTTGCAAAAGACCTTGAGAGATTTGAACGCGGAGTTCTTAAATATTGTCCTAATGCTAGCTCTCGCCAAAGCTGGATGGACGCTTTGGTCAGCTTTAGTTTTAACCTTGGGCTAGGAACCCTTCAGAGAAGCACCCTGCGACAGAAGCACAACCGGGGTGACTATGAGGGCGCAGCAGAAGAATTCTTGAAGTACACCAAGGCTGGGGGCAAAGTTTTAAAAGGCTTGGTAAACAGACGTAACGATGAACGTGCGGTGTATTTATCCTAGAAACAACAAAGGGGCTTTCGCCCTTTTTTTATTTAATGCTTTCAATTCCTGCCGCTAACAGCTTGCGGAAGTCTGACCATTTCTTTTTGTATTTAGGATCTTCGGAAGGCGGAACCCAGCCCATTTTTTTCCAACGCACAGTTATGTCCGTGGTGGAAGGCAGGTAAATGTACTGGTCTTGAAAAGTTAATCCGTTAGAAGGCTTTGTCATACAGTTCCTTTCTTTGGCACTAGCTTGTAAAGTTTGTAACGCTTCGACTCATGCCATTTGTCGAGAATAACATAGCCGCTTCTACGGAGTTCTCCAACCCGTGTAGCTAGTTTCATAGTCCCGGCTTCTTTTAAAGCGTCTAAGGGGCTTTTCCAGCCTTTCTTGAGGCATTTAATGATGGCATCTCGTTGCATAGTAAAGTCTCCTTATAGAAAAATTGCCCAAGTGCAAATGGCGAGGAAAACAACGGCTGTCAGAATCTCATTTAAAAGTTTTGGTATCTTCATGGTTATTTCCAATCTGCAAGCTCTTTTTTCATACGGTCAAGTTGGCGGCGCATTGTTTCCACATGGCTAAGTGCTTGTCCTAGCGTTGTAGCTTGGATGCCCAAGGTTTCATTAAGCATCTTTAGGGCAACGTCCATGCCGCCATCTAATCCTTTTGCGTGGGCTTCTGTTGGTGTGTACATAGTTTTCCTAAGTAAAGTCTAAGAAAGCCCGGCTTTCACCGGGCAGGGTATTTATGCGGATAATTTATAAATGCCGTTTTCAAGAGTTACAAAGTTTTGCGTTTTTTCAAGATTTCTAGTGGCAGCAATAAATGAAATGTTACTGGGCGACAGTTTTCTCCAACCCTTACGAAATGATGAGTGGTACAACTTACATTCATTGCAGCAAAGATATGCGCCAGCTAAAAACAATTCGGATAATTTTTTGCTATTCATTTTTACTCCTAGTAAAGTCAGAGGAACCCGGGTTTCCCCGGCGTTGATATTAAGCAAATGTAGATAATCTTATTTCGGCTTTTTCCATTGCATCTTTCCAATTTGGAACCCATTTAAAAGAATAAGTATGTATCTCATGAGCGCGATTTCCTTTATATCCACGAGCAAAAGTAAAAGTTTTTGCGATGTTGTCTCTTGTAACTTTTATCCATTGTGTTTCGCTGCGGATATATTTTTCTGTATTCATTTCGCTCTCCTTAGTAAAGTCAATTAGGTGTGCTGCTGAAACGTATATTAAGGCTACTTAATAATCCCCGTCAAGCATTATTTTCACAAAAGACGATAAAAAACCGGGTTTCCCCGGCTTTTTTTACAAATCGTTTTTAATTTGGTAAAACTTTAGCAATGTTTGGAACATTTCCCAGCCCTTTTTCAGATCTTCCTCTGGGTGGGTAATGATCTTTACGTTGCCCTTCTGGTCTACAAATACGTTGGCACAGGCTGCGTTTGGCATCCCCAGCCCTTCCCGGTAGGCAGCAAGCTGCATAACGTGTTCCTCATAGACCGTGGTTTTCTCGTCTACCTTTTCCTTGGTCTTGAAGTCTATGACCACGTTGTCGCCATGTAAGTCCACCTTGCCGCCAAAGTTTAACGGGTGGGCAAATGACTTCTCTGGTCGCCATTCCTGATTGCCAAACTCCTTAATTACGGCAAAGTAAGTTTCCTTTACATAGTCTGGGTAATCCCCCGGACGTTTCTCAAAATAGGACTCGATCTGGCTATGCATAGCAGTGCCTCTATCAGCGGCCTCCTGAGTCACCGATTTAGAGTCATGCATGATTCTTTCCATCCATGCCTCCTCGGGCTCACCATCAGCCCGTGGAAGCGTCAAAGCAGCCAATAAAACCTGCTGCTGTATCCAGTTGTTTAGACCGGGCTTGGCAGCTACGTTTAAGATTGTCGTGACAGATGGAACCAGATTCATAACCCGGGCATCACGCAAGGTAGTATTGCGTTCCTTGCCATTGGCTCCAACGATGCGGTAAGTCGGAGTTCCGTCCTTTGCATACCAGTGCCCTGATTCACTCGCCATTTTCATCCCTCGCTTTCATCATTGCGTCGGCAATTTCATACGTCCACCGTGCAAATTTTGCTTCACTAATATCCATTGCATCAACATTGGCAAGAATGCCTTGCATGGCCTTGGCTGCAAAGTAATCGCGCAGATCCATGCCTGCTGCGCCTGTTACTGTCGGAAATGCTTTCATTTTTCCCCCTCAAAATGGAATAGGATCGTTCATATCGTCATCAACTCCTGAAGCTGGCTTGCCTTGTGCCACTTTCCGAAACTCAGGCGATTTCTCAATCAGCCCTCGGATTGACTCTGACAACTTCTGGAATTTTTCGCTGTCAAACTTATCCAAGTCAAACAGCATCAATTCGTTTACTCCCTCTGGCATTCCATGTTTTGCCAACATAGCGGGAACGGCTGAGAGGCTATCAATGCCGGCTTTTATTTCGTTTGTTTTTGACTTGTAATTGGAAACGCTGACCATTGCAAACTTGCCCAACAAGTCAGCCATAGAGAACGGCTCATCCAGATTGTCAAAATCCACTTTCAGCCAAGCTTGCAGGTGCTTCCGCATGGTCGATTTTTCATGGAGCGAACGGTTGTAATACTTGGTGACCATCAGCGGCTTGCCATCGTCACGCACCAGCGGTTGCCCGGACTCATCTTCGCCGAACAACTCAAAATAAAAGATGATTTTGCGCTGGTTGGTAATTTTTCCTTCCCATTCTCCTTGCTGGGTTCCAATATCTACCAAGCGGTACAAGCGGCCTAGATGAGTGCCTGCTGGCACAGGCTTGAAGGTAGTTTGCTTAGGGGAAGATTTAGAGGCTGTCAGATACATTTTCAGATTCCTTATTTGAAGTTGTGTAAGCAGATTTGCCGCAAGCCCAGCGGATCAGGGCTATTTCATCCGGCTCAAGCAAAGTTTCAATCTTGAAAAGAACAGCGTCTAGTTGCTGTTCTATTTCGTCGTTGACGAGTTTTGAGATATTTCTGTGATCCATAGTGAAGTCTCCTAATAAAGTCATGGGTAATTGCCGTGAGGCAAAGAGATGGTAAGCAAGCTTAATTGCATTGTCAACGATTATTTGTTAAGCTGACTTTATGACAGATTCTCAAATTATTGATTTACTAGGTGGGCCAGCGGCTATAAGCCGCAAGCTTGGGATTTCCAGCCCTGCGGTATGTTTGTGGCGTAAAGCTGGGATTCCTGCTGATAAGCGGATACGGCTGGCGGTGGAAATCGAGCAAAAGACAGACGGGAAATTAAATCGTAAGTCCATGTTCCCGCAGGAATGGAGTACGATCTGGCCTGAGATTTAGGCGAAAGCAGATGCTGACCAGTTAGCTGAAATGCAAAGGCAGTGCAGCGAGTAGCCGACGAGTTGTCGCAAACCTCCGGCGACTTTGCCCTCAGAATGTACTGAGGGTTTTTTTTGGAAAATTATGTTTGAATTTCTGGTTATTTTGCTTTTAGTCTTGATCTGGCTAAAAATCTGAGCCATACTTATGCCGTCTATGTGTCGGCATAGCAGAAACTGAAGCCCTTTAGCTTTGGTTCTCCACCCTTACGGGGCGTGCCGACACACGCGAGAGCCAAGACTAAAGGGCTTTTTTGCGTTTAGACCGTACTGGTCACGTTAGCAGTGTTCCCATGTTCGGGGAAGCCACCAAGAAAACCGAATGCGCTTACTGACAAGACGGCGCGAGAACTTGTTGCGGGTATCTCAGGAACAGAGGAACACAGGTGGTGTGGCGGCTAGGCGATCCGTAATCGTCCCTCTGGAAATAGAACGCAATCCTTCGGGTGCAGTAGCTGTAAAACTTTACTTTAAGACTTAACCGCAACAGTGGCTGAAATTAGGTGAGTACCACCTAATTGTCTTGTCTTATGCCCAAACCAAAAAAATAAAAAACAGAAAGCAAAGAAAACGCTTGACAGCAATATTAAGACAACTTACCTTTACTTACCAACAGCAAACAACTAAATCAACATGAAGCCACCAGAAATAGTTGCCGTAGCGTTTTACATAGCCATTTCTTTATTTGCTTTGTATTACGGCACAAAAGTAATTACAGACGAACCGCAAATCATGTGTGGCGTTGCTGAGATCAGCCCAGACTTTAGCGCAGCAGACAGGGCGAAATGTAGACAACCGAGAGGGCACAAATTATGAAAAAACTTTTAATCGTTCTTTGCCTGCTAACAACTTCTGCTCATGCAGCCGAAGAATGGTGGGAATCCATAAACAAGTCTGGCGGCAAGATTGTTCTGACACAAGAGCCGTGCAACGTAAGGCCAGAGGCTAAGACGTTAAAACGAATGTTTACAAATCACAAGGATGGAGAAACGTATTGGGGCTGCTGGAACTTTTGGTCGGATCAGGTTCACGTTATTTACGATAGTGGAGATAGCTATACCTACGATCCAACATTATTTTTGAGGAAGACTTCGCCATGACTCAAGATGACACTCTCCGCATAATGCGCGAAGCGGGTATGGCGCGTACAAAATATGCTCCTTCATATCATCGGTTATGCGAAATTTCGGCAGCAGAAGAACGCGAAGAATGCGCCAAGATTTGCGAAAGAGTTGCTGGCGATTTAGAAAAAGCTGGGGCGGTATTTTCAGTTAGTTTGGTTAAGGGTTTAATGAATACGATACGAGCAAGGGCAGAGTTATGACCATCACACTAACACGCGAGGAAGCTACAGGAGAACAACAATGACACCAAAAGAAATTAACGAGTTAAAGAAACTGCACAACCGATACCAAGAAGAAGGCCAAAAAGTCTACGCCTTAGTGATGGATTTGCATGAGAAATGTATGAACTTGCAAAAAGAAATTCAAGAGGCCGAAGGCGAAGACTATGACCCCATCCCGCTGATCTTTGGCGCTGGGTTTTGGATTGACCCTGATCTGTGAGGAGAAGAACAATGAGTAGTCATGTGTACCCGATAAACGATTTGCGCGAACACGATACTGAAAGCGGCGGCTGTTGGTGTAGTCCGCAATACGACGAAGAGCATGACTTGTATATGCTCAATAGTATGGTCATGCGCGAAGAATACGAAGAAGGGA